TTGTCAAATGAAAGATTATTGGTTGGAAGCAACCCAACTTTTTAGGCAATTACTTCCTCAACAAGATTATGATATCTTTGTTGAAGATAGATCGGAATGGGTTAAGCATTTTAAATCGGCAATGAAAAGGCGACGAGCGCAAGCGGCTTTAGGGAAAGTTTCTGAACAAGATTTTATTTTGAAATCAGAGGTTTTCCTTAAGTCTGATGAAGTACTCTGTCCCCGTGTAGTTAATGGGAAGACTCAGCTGAAGCCAAGAGTTGTGAGAGCTATCGACCCCACCATACAAGTGGAGTTGTCAGTAGAAGTCCAAAGAGCTATGAAACGCCTTAAATCGGTTACCACTAATACTTTCAAGATGGATGGATTAGATTTTATCTTTTCTATCGGATCAGGTATTCAAACGGTTGACCTTGATGATTGGTTAGAAGAAGCTTTAAATTTTGTTTATTCAAAAGAAGAAGCTTTGGCATTTATAGTTGCTGGAGACGATTTTTTCGGGTTATACTGGAAAGATATGTGCCTCTATGTGCTAGAAAATGACTTTTCAAAGTTCGATAAGACTCAGGGGATTCACGCTCTGTGTCATCAAACACGGTGTTGCATCCAATTAGGCATGTCTGAAGAGGCTGCCCTTTTGGAGTTAGCAGCTCAGTTAACTACTCCTATTTTTCAAGATAGGAAGTTTGGTTTCGCTGTGTTTCTTGAAGCCCAAGTACAGAAAAGTACTGGGTCTGCTACAACCACCTTAGGGAACAATATTAATAATATTAGTTCGGTGTTGTTTTGGATTCCTCGTAGGAGGTATATGGATATGGACCAAGCTCAAGCTCTTCTTGGGTTTGAGGCTAAGTTAAATATGCATATAACGATCCAGCAAGCAACGTTCCTTAAAGGTTGGTGGGTTCCTGGATTGAATTCCTCAAGATGTCATTGGATGCCTCTGCCATCTCAAGTTATTAAGCTTGGGAAAGTGCTCAGAAATCCGGTTGATATCTTTCCGACCTTGGATATTCACTCTGCCTGGAGATTGATGGCCAAGTCAATAGCAATGGGTTATGGTACAATACATAGCTCTTATCCGCTATTGGGGAGACTTATCATGAGGTATTTAAATCTCACAGGTTTGTCAGTCACCTCTGTCCACTTACAGAAGATCGTGGACATGGAGAGCTGGGACTATAAACTTCGTAGGAATACGGAGGTTCTCATTGATCGCAATGAGGCGTTAGGCATGTTCCAATGCCGTTATGGTCTGTCAGTCGAGGAGATTGATGAAATGGAGTCAGAGATAGACTCCACCCACTTCCCGGGTATGATGGTGCATCCGGGGTGGAAGAAACTGACGGTTGACTATTGTTAGTCGCCCACGGGTTTATAGGGTCTTACATTGGGAGGAGGTAGTAAGAATAGTGAGCTTTAACTAGAGAAATGAAGCGCGGAGTTTGATCCAGG